GTGTGCGTTTCTATCGTCTTTATCGAACAAGTACCAAGCGCAGTTGTCTTTACCTGTCATCTTGCTACCCTCAATCCATTTAACTCTACCTATACTTACGATCTTTGTACAATAAGTCATAAGTGCGGCAGACTGTTTAGTGTGCGCCCAATCAGCGTCAAACAACAACCAAGTTGGGCATATTTCCGTCCAGTGATCTATGAAAGCATGTAAGAACTTCCTTTCCCACGGTGGGTTAGTAATACAGAGATCAAGAACCTTATATTGACTACCAAAACTTATCTCCAGAGCATCCATCTGTTTAATGTCTGGGTGTCTAGGTTCTATATCACAAGCGTATAAACATTCCCCTAGACCATCTGTTAATTCGTGTATGTGGTGTATCAATCTTCCGTCACCAGCACAAGGCTCTACATAATCAAACTTCTCATATGGTAGATGGGCTATAAGAGGTTCGACAGCTTCTATTGGTGTAGGATAATAATCCCTTGGTATCCTCTCAAAGTCACTACGCTTACCCATACATTTCCTTTAACCTCTTAAGTGATACAAACTCAGGCTCATAGACACCATTGCTAATCTCACGCTTGATTACACAACCTTTCCACCAGTCTCTATTTGCTTGTCCAGCCCACGTTTCTTCTGAGCCTTTGTAGCAACCCGCAACCAAACCGATAATCCCGTTAGGGTGTGCGCCATCTTTAAACTTAAGATCACGTTTATGGCTATGCCCACAAGTAGAACTGTGATTACGATTGGCGAGTAAGCTATTAGCGTGATGTAAACCAGACATAGCTGAACCAAAATTACCACTACTAAAGAAGTGAGCGTAAGAAACGCCATCATAGTCAGCGATAGCGGGGGCGCTATTAGTGTACTCGTGGTATTCGTCGAACCAGTGGTCTGTTTGAAGATGGCCGAAGGAAATCCCGTACTTGTCTCCCTGTAGTCTTGGGTCGTGTGCGATAGCCTTTTTGATTCTATTCTCATGGTTCCCCTCAAAGCCAATCCAATATGGGCGTTTATACTTTCTATCACTAGGTTTCTTCCGTAGACGATCCATTGCTTCATTGTAGCAGTTGATGTCCTGTTCGTAGTTCTGGCTTACGATAGCTTCTGGGTAACGTGTGTCAAAGGTGTTAAGGGAGCGCATATCAGCCCCATCACCTAAGTCAATTATGTAGGTAGGGTTTACCTCATAGATTAATTCCCCTAGCCAGTCGAAACGCTCATTTCCCGTCGAGGGGTCTGAGTGAGCGCATGAGAATACTACTGCTGTCTTAGCTGTCATATCGGGTTTCCATTTCAAATTCTATTACGATGGGTTCTATGGAAGTTAGGAAGTGGCTCTGAAACTTGTAGGCTGCGTCAAAGGAGACAAACGGTATCTCTTCATCAAACATTGCCATCTTAGGGTCTTCCTCGTCTGCATCCTCTACTCTGCAATTCAACCAGTATGATCCTTCGTCATCTTCATACGGGCCATCTAATACACGGTGAACCTTGAAGGTTATTGTTTCAGCCATTCGTCGGGTATCCTTTTATCTGCGTATAAGAACCCATGCTTATTGCACCAATCCCCATATGTACTCTTTGCACCTTTGTATAACTTAGACCTAGAGTTAGAAAAGACAAACCTTATGTCGAGAAAGGGATGCTGATCCTGTATAATTAAGTGCTTCTTACGATCAGCTTGGACAAACCTACCCTTAGATTCTATGATGATACCATTGGGCAGCTTAAAGTCAGGGGTGTAAGTCTTATTCTCAAGAAGTTGCCACTGTACCTTTAGCTTCTCATATTCAAACTCTACGCCCCTGTCCTTAAGATCCTTAGCTATGTCATCCTCTAAACCAGATCTGTAGCCATTCTTTATTGCGTGTCTTCTACGTTCACTGGTGGTTGCCATATCTCGCCCTCTGTACGTCTAAGCCATAGTAGCCTAGCATTCTCTATTACCCTATCTACATCACCATCATAGGCTTTAACACAGGCTTCCCACAGGTCTTGTTCAGTCTTAGCCTCACTTAACATCTTAGTAGCTTTAACTGGGCCTACACGATATAAACCAACTATGTTGTCTGCCCTATCACCTGTTAAGATCTGGTTGTAGAAGAACTGTAGTCCTGACCATTCATCTACTGTTTTCCACTCGTTCTTACCAAAGTTAAAGTGGTGACAAGGTATCTGCAACATGTCTTTGTCTATTGAGGCAACGACAGTATCAGGTCCAAGTCTTGTTGCTTCTATTGCTATAAGGTCATCAGCTTCTTCTCCTTCGCTAGTTATAGCATTGTATTTAGTAGTTAGATGATCACGAATATGGTAAAGATGTACTGGCTTTTCTACTGATTTACGATTGCCTTTGTACTCATGTGACTTAGCTATTTCGTGTCGGAAGTTCCCCTTACCAGTTAGGTAGACTATGTAGTCATCTGGCTCAGGGAACAACACAGTTTGCTCAAGTATAAAGTCAATAAGCTCATCAGCTTTAGCTTCAGCATCCTTTGGAAACAAGTCCTGAGTAGCAAAGGCTGACCGATAAGCTACAATATCACCATCAATTAGCACTTTGCCATAGTTCATTACAAGTCTCCAAACACCATCTTACCATCATCCTTCTCAAATGCTACAGCTTCAACATACGTAAATCCTGCTGACCTAGTAGCTTCAGCGAAGACGTATGCTAATGAATATAAGTCATCTACCCCATAACGCTCAACACTTGTCTTACCATCAAACCCATCTTCTTCACTATCATTCTCAAAGGTGATTGTAACTTTCATTGTATCATCCCACCATAAACAATTCGTCATCTTCTGTCGGGGCTGAGTTAGTCTCATAAGCTACATGCTCAGTAATTCCCACATTCATCAGACGAACCCCTGCTCCACTAGCATAAGTCTCAAACTGCACCTTAGCCTTAGTGCCGTTCCCGATAGCGCCATCTTCTGAGAAGCTCCACAGACGCTTGTTCTCTTTCCCTTGGGTGAGGTCTACTACTGTAGGTGCGCCACCATAGTCTACGTTCACAGGCTCTCCTGTCTTCTTATCGGAGAAGGTCTTAACGTCAGATACCATACGCTTAACCTTCATATATTTACCGATACCAAATTCCGCATTCCCCTGTAGGACACGCTGTGAGTTCATAGGCGTCAGATCTAACCCCTCAGCCACTAGCTTTTCAATTTGGTCTTCGTCAGTAAAGTAAGCATTAACGATATACTGCCCACCTTTTTGATGGATTGCTTGTGCTGCTCGTGGTCCATCTGGTGATCCCATATCTGCGTTTTCGGGGAAGATCTTAGCATACTCTAAAACCATATCCATTGTGTATTTAGCCATTGTCGAGTTCCTTTCGTAAGGGCTGGTAATTATTAATAGGGACTTTTTTAACGAAAAGTCAACACAAAAGTATAAATATTTTCACTAATGTATATCGGCATATGTACTTCCGAATTGAGCGTCGATCCCTAAGTCTATGTTTAGATTCAGTTGTTTGTTTAAATCTTGTATAGAGTACTGCATATTTATTTTTGTCTCCATTTCGTCACCTTCCTTTACTAAGGCTATAATCTCGTCGTGGAACTGACCAACAGTCTTGATACCCTTCTCACGACACCCCTTGACCCAGTTGTCAAAGCAGTAGACACCCGTACTTTGGTTCAAGGTACTGAAGCGGTCTTTCTCACTCCGTAGGCTGTACCAGAACTTAGATACTGGATTCTGTACCCACATGCTGCCAAATAACTCTCTGGTGCGTAAGCTATCAGCTACCTTGGTTACTGACCAGTTACGTGACCAGAATGCTTCTAGAAGGGTCTTAGCCTCTTTGACACTCATACCTGTCTCACGGGCCAGCTTAGGCGCTCCTACGCCATATGTAGCACTGTAGTTCACTACCTTGTAGTTCTTACGCAGTGACTTCAAGCTACGTTCCCCTGAATTATGCTTATCAATGTCATCTTGTGTGATAACACCAGCATGTTTAGCTAGGTCTAAGTGTGGATCAAAGCCCTCTTTACTCATCTCAGCTACATAATCAGGATCTAGTGGTTTCATGTAGTGACGCTTGGTTGTATCCTCTAGGCTAGTCATGTCAGCCCCACATAAGCTATAACCATCAGGTGCAGTCAGACACCCACGTATCTCAGCACCATAGGGCTTTTCCACTGAGGGTAGATTTACTAGAGGTTTTGCATGACGGAAGCGCATTGTGTTGGTAAATCCTGCGATTGTTGCTTGCACGTATCCATCACGCTCTGAATCAACCATGCCTTTAAGAACAGAAATACGATGGCTGAGAACAGAAAGCCCATCAAGGATGACCACAGCAGGGTCGGCAGAGGCCAATCTTCTGACTGAGGGACATAGTTCTCCATCCTTTCGTACCTGCGGTATTTGCTTCTCTTCGCCATCACTGTTCCTCACAAACTTAAAGGTACTTGGGTTCCACCCGATAGAATACAGCCAGTCCTTAACTTGATCTGATGAATTAGGGTTAGCACGTTCTTCACCTGTCTTAACGACAAAAGACTGTACACCCTCTGGCTGCTTATACTCTTTGCGTAGTTCCTCAAACCTTTCGCCATGTGACGATAGCTCACCGTCCTTCTTGTGCATTACTTTAGGACGTTGCTGTACTTTAGTTAGAACACGCTTAGGCATAGCATCAGCTAACTGCTCTATCTTATCAGCCTTCATAGCTTCCCATTCCGCTAGATGCCCCTTAGCTTTGGTTACATCTAATTTCCACTGTAGGGCCTCTTGTTCTGCTGCACACTGTAGCTTAAACGTAAGGTAGTCAATAAAACGCCACTTATCACCCTCATCAGGGTATAGCTTCTTAAGTTTGATGTCCAAGTCACGCCATAATCTAGCGTTGATCTTAACGTCCTCATTACACCTGTGAGCATACTCCTCTGGTGTTAGGCTAGACCAATCAGTAATCTTAGGTTTAGGCACTCCGTAATCCTCTCCGTAGCCCTCAAGACCATGTTTGACACGGCTATGGTTTAGATACCAAGACAGAGCTAACGTATCCACTAGCTTTGCGCTTATCTTAACACCTAGCACCTTTTCCACTGCGGGGATGTCGAACCTTACAATGTTATGTCCTATCAGGATTGGGGCTTCCTCAAGGAAGATACGCATAGCTACATAGTCATGCGTGTGTTGCACATTCCCTTGGTCATCCATCCAAGATATTACATGGATCTTAGTGCTATCTAGCCCATCTGTTTCTATATCAAATACTGGCATTACTTATATTTACCTCTTTTTGTAATTACGTTTTCTCCCATTCGAAGAGAAGCCAACCTTAAATATTCACTATAGATCTCTGAAAGTTCTGCATCTTTTACAGAGTCGTAGTTATCACCATTAGCACCCAAAGTCATATTACAAGATCTACAAATAAACCCCCTAAACATGTTTGTTTTATGACAGTGATCTAAATCTACCCTAATACCTGACTGCCCACAACACTCACAATAATTAGGCTTTAAAGAATCGAACCCCGCTCTTAGTCTATTCTTTAAGTTCTGTCTTTCTGAGTAACAAGGCTTACAAACACTACAGCGTCCATCTGAATTATAGGAATGTTTATAATAACTATTTAATGTTTTATCCTCTGAACATATTTTACAGGCTTTAGTATTAGTGAATAACTCCAATTGTTCTGACATTATATTACCTCTCGTAGTGTAAATGTTTCTGAGTTAAACCGCATCATACCAGCCCTACCTTCTTCTGAGCAGGGACGGTTCTTCTGCACTGTTATGTGCGTTGTGTTGCGTTCCTGTAAGTCTTCTGCCTCTTTGTCACGGGAGAGGTCTAAGATAACTGATGCCCGTTGTCCAATCATCTTACAATACTTAGGATCACCATTGTCGTTAGTGTGGGCAATGGTTACGATACCTACGTTTAGCTCCGCTGATAATTTAGACAACCTGACCGATAAGTCAGCTAACATCTGCTCTTTACTCTCTTCTGACTGACCAGATACTACATCTTGGATAGGCTCAAAGAATACAAACTTACAGCCACAGGCTTGACTAAAGTATCTAATCTGATCACACAAGTCATCAGCACCTTGACCATCACTTAGATAGAACTGGTAGAATAGTTCATCCTTAGTTAGCTGTTGAATAGCCTCTATCACAAGATCATCAGCATCCTTCTCTTCGATAAGATCCCTACGTGTAAGGTTATCGTTTAGCTCATACGATACAAGCCCAAGTAAAGACCTTAGTTTAGTCTCTTCCAAGTGCCATGCAGCAAAGGGTATCTTGTGTTGTAGCATATTGTATTCTAGGTAACGCATGATCTCGGTCTTACCAATACCTGTAGGTGCTTTGATAACTGTGAAGTGACCCTGCATAAGACCTAAGATCTTATCGTCCAGTGCTTGGATTCCAGTGGGTACATACTGATGCTCAGGCGTATCTTTATACAAGCTAATGAAGTCATCAGTACTATTAAGAACATTCTCAGGTGTATACTTCCTAGCATTCCACCAAGCACTCTTAAATTCCCCTGCTGCCCCATTGGTAAGGAACTCATTAGCGTCCTTGAACTTGTCATGTGGTACACGGTAGACCTTGTTAGGGAACAGTTTAGCCATACGATCAGCTACAGCATTACCAGCTTCATCGTTGTCTACAGATAGGATAATCTTCTCAAAGCTATTGAGCCATTCTGTACACTTCTCCCAGAGCTTCTTAGAGGGCGTAGCAGAGGGTAAGGATACTACAGGGTTAGTGTACTGGCTCTTAAGCATTTGGGCTACTGACAGAGCGTCTAATTCACCCTCAGTGACTGTTACCATCTTAGAGCTACCAGCGGTAAACAGGTTCATACCGAATAGCTCATCACCCTTAAAGCCATCCTTAGTGTAGAATACTTTCTCGTCTAGCTTGCGTACTTTAATTCCCCCGCTGGGGTACACATATTCCTGACGATCAGAGTAAGTCTGTACGCCAAAGTCTTCCATAGTTTTAGCTGTAATGCCTCGCATAGCTACATAATTTCCACTGGCGGGGTCTTCTATACGTTTAGGCGTATAATCAACTACAGAACTCATATTATCGTAATCCTTTCTAAGTCTACCTTTAGCTCCACAGGAGAAACATTGGTAGACATTCTTATCTTCGTTGTAGCTATAGCAACCCTTGTGGTTACAATGTGGACAAGTTTGGTGCGCTACTTCAGTCATCACTTACCTCTTACTTAAGTTTTATTACTAACTAATAATAATAAACTAAAGTTTATACTTACGTTAAAGGGACACTTACTAATAGGGACTTTTTTCCTTACAAGTCAACATCACAAATTGTTACAGACTTTTTCAATACTCCTTGTTATTTGTTGATCTATAGCCTGTTTAGTACTTCCAACTATATCAGCTACCTCATCTAGTGTCATATCTTGCCAGAATCTCATCTTAAATAGTTTAAGTTCTCTCTCACTTAACACCTTCTCACAGATTGAAATCACGTAATTCTCGTAGTCTTCTTTCTCATATTCTTCTGCATGGTCAGGGATAGACGATATAAAGTCATCGTATGAAACGTGATCAGAAGACATAATATTACGCAACCAATCTATCCCAGTCTCAGAATAACTTTGGTTGTCACTTTCCCCTGAGCCACCCCTAGCAACATCTCTAGCCGTCCAACTCTTAGGGATACTAACAGGTTGTAGGCTTAAGTTAATGTAGTCATGCATAGCTCTATTAGCCTCACGATACAGTTTCGCTGGGTGTACCTCTGGATCTTCAGCCCTTAACTCTAGGCAGACTATAGCTCCCTCAGATACTATATCATCAAAGTCATTAGGTCTGTTATATTTATGTGCTAACTTACGACACATATTTATCAGATCTTCATTACTTATCATAATGGCTTCCTCTTAGGTTTGATAGAGGCTGATATAACCTCAGTCTTTAGGCATTGACCTATGGCATTCCTATCAATGTCATACACAGGCTCGTAATAGGCTGGTAGAGCGTCTCCACAGGCCCTAGCACTAGGGAAGATGACCTTAGCCTGTAGGTAGTCACCATTTAGCGTGTAGCTCAACACAAGGACAGTATAGAACAACATTATAGATACTCCACTACTCTACCTGTATTCCACTTATTAGCTTCTTTCTCAGCTTCCTCACGGTCAGTAAATACCCGTACCTCAGTATCATACGTCCAAGGGTTCTCCTTCCTTACGAAAGTGTATTCTCCCTTCTCAACCTCTATTTCCACTA